AATTTCAATTACGAAATAATCACTATACAACTTAGAAGAAAATGATAGAAGATGATTTTTATGCAACAGTTAAGTTAAAAACAGGCGAAGAAATCTTTGCTAAAGTAGCAGCTTCTGAAGAAGAAGATAGAACAATACTTATCGTTACAAATCCTATTATTGTTGCAGAGATTAAAGGTAGAACTGGTATTGTTGGATATAAGATAGAGCCTTGGCTAAAAACAACTACTGATGATATGTTTATTCTTAATTTAGATGATGTCCTTACACTATCAGAATCATCAGATATTGAAATGATTATGATGTACCAGTCCTTTGTACGTCAATCTAATAAAGATGGTACAAATAAATCTAAGATTAATCGTAGAATGGGATATCTTGCCAATGTCAATGATGCTAAAGAGATCTTAGAGAAGCTTTATAAAAATAGCTAAAACCAATCTTTCAACCCAGACAAAGGTTATTATACAGAGTTTGAAATACCTTGTCAAGCATTTGTATAAATGCTATAATTCATACATATTATGAGTTAACCTAATGATAACCACAGCAGTTATGACCAAGAGAAAAAGGTCAGAGCACTACGTCAACAATAAAGAGTTTCTTGCCGCTCTAATTAAGTACCGCGAAGATAAGGAAATCGCAGAAATTCAAGGAAAACCAAAACCTCCTATTCCTCGCTACATTGGGGAGTGTTTCCTGAAGATCGCAAATCATCTTTCTTTCAAACCAAACTTCGTGAACTATATGTTCAAGGAAGATATGATTTCTGATGGCATTGAAAATTGTGTTCAGTATATTCATAACTTCAATCCAGAGAAGTCACAAAATCCTTTTGCATATTTTACTCAAATCATTCATTACGCTTTCCTACGCAGGATCCAAAGAGAAAAGCGTCAATTGGAAATCAAGAACAAAATCCTTGAGCGTTCTGGATACTCTGAAGTGTTCGGAGATGACAATACGGTTGACGGAGCGAACTATTCAGACTATAACTCAATAAAAGATAATATTCATAGTAAGTTGAGGTATTAATTTATTGCTCCGTAGTGTATAAATAATAATAACACTACGGAGCAATATGCCTAATCAATATAATGGCGTTGGAAGAAAAAATAGATTGCAAGCAATAGAAGAAGGTAAAAAAACATATATCGGTTCTACTGCTTGTAAATATTGTGGTAGTTATGAAAAATATGTTAGCAGTTATAATTGTGCTCCTTGTGCAGTTAAAAAAGGACTTGAAAAATTAAATAATGAAGAGTTTATGAAACCTTATAGAACCAAAGAAAAGAAACAAAAGTACTGCGAAAATAATAGAGAATTAATTAACTCTATTAAGAGTAAATATGCTAAATCTGAAAGAGGTAAAGCAGTAGGTTGTGAAAAACAAAGAAGAAGATATGCTAGATTGAAGCAAGGTATTCCAATTGAAATTACGGAGCAACAACTTCGCCAAATACAAGAAATATATGAACAAGCACAGCACTTGACTTTTACTACTGGAGTGCAGTATGATGTAGACCACATCGTTCCTTTATTTGAGGGTGGGATGCATCATCCAGATAATCTTCAAATCATTACTCACGAAAAGCATCTTATGAAAACTGCACAAGAAAATAGTAGGAGGCAACAAAAGTGAAGGTTGGTGTAATTTCGGACACTCACTGGGGCGCCCGGAAAGGTTCAAAACTTTTTCACGATTATTTTGAACTTTTCTACAAGAATGTGTTTTTCCCGACGCTGGAACAGTACGGGATTGATACAATCATTCATATGGGGGATGCTTTTGATAGTCGTAAGTCAATTGATTATCAAAGTTTAGAGTGGGCAAAAAGAGTTGTATTTGAACCTCTTAAGAACTATGAGGTTCATATGATTGTTGGTAATCATGATAGTTATTATAAGAACACTAACAATACAAACTCTCCTCAACTTCTGTTAAAGGATTATCCAAATATTCGGACATATTCTTCTCCTACAGAAATCAAAGTCGGAAACCTTGATATTCTTCTTCTTCCATGGATTTGTATGGAAAATGAAGAAAAGTCATTGAAGATGATCAAAAAAACCAAAGCAAAAGTTGCTATGGGTCATCTTGAGTTTCAGGGTTTTCGAGTAAACCGTCAAATCATTATGGAACATGGACTGGAAGCAAATCTTTTTGAAAACTTCTCTAAGGTATTTTCTGGTCATTACCACACTCGTTCTGATAATGGAACTGTTTTCTATCTGGGAAATCCTTATGAGATTTACTGGACGGATGTAAATGATACTCGTGGATTTACAATCTTTGATACAGAAACACTAGAGCATACTCCTGTTAATAATCCTTATAAGATGTTTTATAACATCTACTATGAAGATACTAATTATCAGACATTTGATACTCGTGAGTATGAGAACAAAATCGTAAAGGTTGTTGTTCGCAAAAAGTCAGATACTAAAAAGTTTGAAAAGTTTCTTGATAAACTTTATGCTTCTAATATTGCAGAACTTAAAGTTATTGAAAACTTTGATATTCAAGAACCAGTAGAGTTTGAAGCATTTGAAAGCGAAGATACTATTTCTATCTTGAATAGATATATTCAGGAGGCAGAAATCAGTCTTGATAAATCGGTCATTCAAAAGATGATGCAAGAAATCTATCAAGAGGCATGTGAATTGGTTTAATGTTTATTCTAACAATTAATGGTAGAGAAACCGAAGGAGCATATTCGGTAATTGATGATGAAGGAGAACATATCTTATATCTCTTTGAAGAAGAAGATGATGCTGTTCGGTATGCTATGATGTTGGAAGAAGACGGATATCCTGAAATGCATGTGATTGAAATTGAAGATGATGTAATGATAAAAACCTGCGAAATGCATGGTTACCAATATACGCTTATTACACCTGACGACATTGTAATTCCTCCAAATACTTCTGATCATGATTTTATTTAATTTTTATTGTGTGAATGATTTGTACTAAATAAATATGGTTGCATTTAAATTAAATGTTTTATACTTATGCATATTTAAGAGAAGATAAAACTCCATATTATATTGGTAAAGGTTCTGGAAAAAGAGTGTTTGTACCACATAAGGGTAGAAATGGAAAAATTGTAATATCAGTACCTTCAGAAGAAAGAATATTAATATTAAAAGAAAATCTCACAGAAGAAGAAGCATTTAAACATGAAGTTTATATGATTAATGTTCTTGGTAGAAAAGATAACAATACTGGAATATTGAGAAATCAATCAAATGGTGGTGAAGGAAGTTCTGGTCATGTTAAAAGTGAAGAATGGAAAAAAATGCAAAGTGAAAGAATGAAAAAAAATAATCCTATGCATAATCCAGAATGTTTGGAAAAGATGAGAAAAAAACAAACTGGGAAAAAACAAAGTGAAGAAACTATATCAAAAAGAGTTAGTAAAACAAAAGGTAGAAAGCAAAGCGACGAGGAGAGACAAAAGAGAAGTGAAGCAAGAAAAGGAATAAAATTTAGTGAAGAGCATTTGGAAAACTTAAGAAAAGCACAACAAAGAAGATGGACAAAAAACTGAATATTTGATATGATAACCTTAATCTTAAATTTGCATCGTGATTATTTTTGAAGATATATCTTGGCGAAATTTTTTAAGCACAGGACAGCAATCAACCACAATAAATCTCAATAAAAACAAAACCACATTAATTATTGGTTCTAATGGTGCAGGCAAAAGCACTGTGTTGGATGCCTTATGTTTTTCATTATATAATAAACCATTTAGAAAAATTAATCGGCCTCAATTAATTAATTCTGTTAATGATAGAGATGTATTTGTTGAGGTTAATTTTAGTATAGGCAAAACTAAATGGAAAATTGAGAGGGGAATTAAACCAAATATTTTTAAGATATATCGTGATGGTAAAGAACTTGACCAAAAAGCATCGGCAATTGACCAACAAAAATGGTTGGAGCAAAATGTCCTTAAAATGGATTTTCGTAGTTTTACTCAAGTAGTTATCTTGGGTTCAAGTACTTTTGTTCC